GAATAATCATGCCTATAAAAAGTGTGGTCATCAGTACTCGGTGCGGGTGCGGGGGTTGTAGGGGTGGCGTCGTTTGTCTTTGACAGTGGTGGCGATGGAATCAAGCACAGCCTCAAAATTACGGCCGCCGCCGCAATATGGGCCACGCGCATTCCGATCTCCTTCCACGACCCAGTCGTACCAGCCATCCACCTCCTCAATGGTTACCTTGAAGTTGTAGCTCAAAACAGGTCCTCCTCCTCTTGGGATTGTTCCTGGCCATACGGGGTATACCAGGCTGGGTAGTCCAGCGCCCTGATTGTAGCAGGGCGGTTAGGCCATTCACCAGTGTCGTTGCAAGTCTTAAACAGACGGAGAGCAGCGACGCACTTGGCCATGCCCTCGGCCATCATAGCATCGCTCACGTCGAAGATGTCGACGGTGTAGGGAGCCTTGCGCTCGACGGCCACGAACATGAACTTGAACGGCTTACCGAAGGCCACCTCGGCTGCCTTGGCGTAGTAGGCGGCCTGGAAGTCGTAGCCCAGGGTCACCACCTTCTTGGTGAACAGCTCAGGCTCGACGCTGTCGGTGGTCTTGAGGTCCAGGACGATGCCCTCGTCAACCAGCACGCTATCCAGGCGGGCCTTGCAGCGGACGCCCTCCCAATCCCAGTAGACCGAGACCTCGTTGCGCTTGATGTACTCGGGGCCAGTGTTCTGGTACCACGCCAGCTGCTCCAGGGCAGCGGTCATCCCCTGCACAGAGCCCCAGGCGTCGTCCTTGCCTCCCTCGGAGAGCGCCTTCTTCTTGCCAAGGGATGCCTTCCACTCCTTGCCTTCTTTGGTGGCCAGGGAGAGGCCATCCGGCTTCTTGACGTACTGACGCTCAAAAGCCCCAGCACCATCCAGGACACGGCAGTGAAGGGCTGTGCCCATCTCCATTGCGGGAGTGGGGATCAGCTTGAACTTCAGTGCGGCCTGGTAGTGCGCAGGGCTCTCGAGGATCTTCTTGAGCGACGACTGGTTGACGCCTTCCTCGCGTCTGTAGTCAAAGTCGCTCTGGTTGTAACAAACCTCCGCCACGGTTCCTCAAAAAAGGGTCTCCTGACAGTCTAATGGGTAGAGCCGGATCAACCAGCGGGATTCGGCCTTTGGCGCCTTCTCCCAGCGAACTTGGATCTCGGGGATGATACTAACACGGTCATCGACCCACAGCAGCTTGTTGGCAGCGTCCATCAGAGCGCCGATCATGTTATCGGCATCCCCGCGCCCCTCGCCACGCAGGTCTATCTCCAAGCGCAGGGGGCCCTCGAGCGGAGGACCTTCCCACTGCTCCTTGATCTGACGAACCATCTCAGCCTGCTTCTGCTTGTACTCTTTCGGCATGAAGGTGCCACGAGCCGTAACCCGTGGCCTTGCCTTGGAGTAAAGCGGCATATTGACGATGAGTTCAATCACTTGCGAGCTTCAAGGTAGGTGATCAAGAATACCAGGAACGCAAAAAAGGCTCCGCTAGCAATAGCAGAGCCCAGGGTGAGACCAGTGAAAGCAAGGAAGGTCATGTTGCTCGGATCAGCCTTTCGGCCGCCTCTAATGGTGTGCTAGTATTCCACCAGAAATACTGCTCATCATCAGAGATGAAACGCTCGCGCCACATGCGGTTAGACGTGTAGTTCATGATGTCCTGAAACATCGAGCCGACCAGGATGAGCGGCTTGTTTTCCATGTGCTTCACTTGAAGCAGTTGAACGACAGTCAAGATCTCCAGCAAAGTGCCATAGCCACCAGGAAGAGCAATAAAAGCGTCGCACTCATCAGTAAACTGCTTGAGTCTGGAAAAGAAATTGTCGTGATGAGAGTCACGTTGCACTGCTGCGTTTGTCTCGGACTCGAATGGCAGGTAAATACTGTAGCCGAGCGAACAGGTCCCTCCCCTGCAGACTCCCTCGGCACCTGTGTTAGCAGCTTCCATGAGGCCAGGACCTCCACCGGTGGCGATTGTCCAGCCATTTTCGGCCAGTAAGCGAGCTGCCTCTACAGTTTCCCTATAGATGGGAGTCGCAGGGCTCGGACGAGCCGAGCCGAACATTGCTACTGTTTTCATGTTGTGAGACCGTCGTAAAGACCAAGGGTGTAGGTGCGGCCAAGCCTGTCAACCCCAAACAGGATGCCACGGCGCTCGAAGGTGGAGACAATCTCGTCGTTCTCGAACTGGTCGAGGTCCTTGTGCAGCTCGTTCAGGTCAACCTCGCAAGCGGGGTATTTCAGGGCGGCTTCTTCAGGATCTGGATCATCCCACTCAGCTCCGCCCAAGTAATCAACCTGAGGGGGCTCTATGGGGCCCAGGGAGTCGTCCCAAAGGGCGTACTGGTCGTCCAGTGCCACGCGGAAGTCGTAGCCCTCAGAGGCGCACGCAGCGTACTCTTGCAACACATCCTCGTAAGATAGGCTGTAAGGCACGGGCTCATCGAGTGATGCGATCTCGCGCTCGAGGTACCAGATAGCCTTCTTCAGGCCCTCGCGGGGATCTTCGCCAGGCTTGCGACCGTTGCGAGCGATGTACTTCACCGCATTGCCTAGGCGATAGTTTAGGCCCCAATCCTCGATGACTTCAATGGGCTCGTGCTTGCGGTCCCCACGGTAGTGGAGCGGGTTGATCATGTCGGTCATTTGGTGTCCTCTTGGAGGTTACGTGCATCATAGCATGTGACTCGTCGGCTGCCAATCTTGAGAAAGACCACGCAACGAATCTTATCACTGTATTCTACTGTCCCTTTTCCCCAGCCAGCGCCTATGAAGACCTTGACAGGGGTGCCCTTGCGGTATATGGGGAGCGGGGTAGGGGATTGCTGCATGCGCTCCCCCGCCTTGACGGTACTGGGCTTGGGCGTGAACTCGCCCGTTTGCTTGTTGAAGCGGCCCATTACTTCTTCACGTCCCCATCCCGTAGGATGATGGCATTCTCCAGGGAGTTCCACAGGGCCTGGGCCTGCTTCCAGCTCAGCCCCTTGCGCTTCTCCTTGGTGGTCTTGTCGAAGACACAGAACATGCCGCCAGAGGGCTCCTCTGACTGCTGCATGTCCCGCTCCAGGTCACGCTGGTAGCGCTCGCGGCGGAGTCGCTTGTTGGTACGCTGTGGCATCAGAAGGGCACGGGTAGTTTACGGCGATCCTCGGCGGCCAGATCCGCCAACAGGTGGTGAGGCATGGCGCTGTTGAGCGCTGTCACAACGTTGATAACCTGGGGTACGTTCTGGCGATTGGTGCCAAGGGTGAGAACCCAGATGTCCTGCTCTTCGTTGTAGCGGCACATACCCTCGGCAATCAGTTCGCCCAGGACTTCGTCAACCAGAATCTCGGCGCGAGAGCGGTCACTGTAGTCGCCCTCTAGGGCGTCCCAGGCGCCTGTCTTCAAGTCTTCGACAGAACATACCGCAGAGAGGGCTCCGACCACCTCATGGGGCCGTACAGCACCCCTGTAGAGCAGGATAGGCCAGACGAATGCGCGAACGTGCGCGAGCGTCAGGAGCGGGGTGTCGTCGAACAGCAACCCGGTGGTGCCGGGGGCCATTTCAGATTCATCAATGTTCATCGGTCCTCATTGGGGAGTGAGTTCATTGTACCATGAAAAAGGCCCCTTGCGGGGCCCGTGAACTTTCTTATCAGAAAGCGTCCCCGCCACCAGCGGCCTCACGCCGCGCCTCCAGGTAAGTGATCCGGGCGTTCTTCACGTCCAGATAGGTCTTACCGTTGTACTCACGCTGCACCAGCTGACCGTGCACGGCGACCTTGTCACCACGCTGGAGGCGATCAGCAGCGATCTGAGCAGCCTTGCCACGTACCTCGACGCGGTAGAACTGGCCGGGAGCATCCTCGCCGGGCTTGCTGTAGACATACTCGCGGTCAACCACCGAGAAGGTGGAGATGGAATCACCGCTGTCAAATTGCTTGACGGTCACAGGGGGTTCGCCCTGCTTGCCAGTGACTGTTCCTGCGAGAGAGATTGAGGCCATGGTTTCGTTTCCTTGGTAAGGTTTGGGGGAGGTTTTTAACGAGGTCTCCCCGCCTCTCTTCTAGTATACTAGGCGGCGACGTGCTCCTGGATGCGAGCGATAGCGGCGCGGACCTTCTTGCGGTTGGGGCTACTGTTGGCCTTATGCTTCATGAGCGCGGTATCCAGGTTGCCACGACGACCGTAGGTCATGATGATGTCCTGGATCTTGGGCTCAACACCCAGCTCGTCCATGATGGATCGGCAGTACTCGTGGCTGATGGTCTGCCTCTCTGCGCTGGGGTCGCGGTAGGTAAGGCTCTGCTCCTCGGAGATGAG